GCATATTGTATTTTCTTTTATTGTTTTAATTATTATATATATAAAAATTTCTTATAAACAGATATATACTCTTTATACTTGAGCAAAAGTTAACTCCCATGTAGAAGGTAATGATGACACTGGACCCGTAGCAAAAATGCAATCAGCATTTACCTGGAATGTTGTTGCAACAGGAACAGTTATAACTTGTGACAAACTTACTTGCAAGGCGCCCCCAATACTGGAAGCTGTAATAACTGCGCTATTCTTACCAGACAGTGATGAAACAACACCGCCTATAATATATGCCAAAGCAGCCAAGGTAAGCTCTGATGTAGTATTTTGAAAACTACCAACCAAATCAATCTTATAACAACCGACGGGCAACTCCAAAATGGTGCCTGTACCTGTCAGAAAAGCCCCTAATCCAAGGCCATCATTGACAGTAACCCAGCCTCCTAAGACTGCTGCGACACCAGAAGTGAAAGTCTGGCTGATTGAAGGTATTTGGTAGTTTGAAACCACACTCGGATTTCCAACTGGAGGATCAAGTTGAGGAACTGAAAATTCAAATTCATATTCCACAAGCAACTTACCAATTGTTGCATTACTAGAACAGTTATTTGTGAACAAGTAAAAGATTCCACCATCATATAATCTCTTGTCACCCAGAACGTTTCCAGCTCTTATATACTTCCTAGGACCTGTGGGAAACATGTCACGCGTAGAAGCCGCCATTTTGGACATAGTCCAAATGGGCGCCGTAACACATCCTACATGATCGATAGCCTGCTGCTCCGTAGTAGGAGCAGCATCATACACGTTATAATCACAAAACATGATGATATCACCTTGGGCAGATGTAGGGGCAACAGGAACGTATGTGAATGTACACTTTCCGTGCCACTGCTCATACTGACCAGCAATGGAAGAAACCCAAGGAAAGCTAGAAGCCAAACCTGGATTAATACGGAACGTCACAGCGTTACTGAAGGAAGTAGAACCAGCCAGTGAACCATTAACTAATTCACGATGACGCACACGATAAACGCGCCCATTAGTATTGATTGCTGGTGATCCTGTCAGAGTTGAATAACCTTTCGATGCCGGAGCAAAGGTCATAACATTCATTGGTGCGATTGCAGCTGCACCGGACGAGAGATTCTCACTCTTATTACGGAGCCGTTTCTTCTTGGACTGAGGTGCAAATTTTGCCGCTCCTGCCAAAGCCGTGAGAGCGCCCGCCTTATAAGCAGTCGCCTCAATAGTGTCCGCGTTTCTGTACGCCGCACCAGCTGCAGATCCAATGGCTCCAAAGAGTTTCTTTGAGAGATATTTCTTAACATTATTTCTATTCATTAGTTTTCTTATTTTTGTCTCCATCCCGAAACTAAACAACTTACAATATGGTATCAAAAAATCACTAACTGACTCCATGGCATGCAACAAGCTACCCATCGGAATGATCTTCTGATCTGACTTCAGGTTGTCAGAACCTGCAATGACGTGAGCAACCGTACCTCCATCATAGTCTTGATCGGCCAACTGGTCAAAGAGCATATCTTCGACGTACGCTGGCAAGGCGGTTATTTTTGACAACAATTTTTCCACACGATCGACATCGGCGGCGGTAATGCCATACCGCATTGTTATCTGGTGCAAAACCTCCCCTCTGTTAATGTGCCCGACTACTTTCGTCTTCACACGGTCTTCATAAACAAACAATTCATTGGGGCTCTTAACACTTAATCTTTCTAACGTCTGCAAGAAAGCTCCCAAAATTGGATATTCATAATCTACCTCGCCGTATGATCTCGCCATAGCATAAGCAACCATCTTAACAGCTATATCATAAGGATACTTCACGGTCCGTCCCCTCCTGGTGCATTTAGTCATGGATATTGGATCTCTCAAGACTTTGCCAAGTTTCAACACTGCCGAAGGCAAAGGATACCAAATGAGGTCACCATTGACTGCTGGAACCCACCAACCTTTCAAGAAGGTTGCAGTGGACAAGTCACGATGGAAATTAACCTTAACATTCAGTCCTAACAACTTAGATGATTCTTCAATGAACGTGTGAGCCACGCTCTGAGAATTCAAGTAGTGGATGAAATTTAACACATTAGTATGTGAATTCATCACCGTAGTGTAAACAATACCAGTAGGTAACTGACACCCCGCATTACCCTCCACCGAAAGGCTATGCAACCGCGCTGAATACTTCGCCGTACAGCACGTTTGCACATCCTGGATCTGCTCTTCCGGTATTCCCATCTCACGCATCCATATGTTAGAAGACACGATGCATGGCCCTTCATCTTCGGACTGATCACACATAGAAAAATCAGTTTCCAAGTACTTCAGGTCTCCATCATGCCCATCAAAATACGCCACACCGTCATCACCACTAACTACAATGACGGCATCTACATCAGGATTTTGTAGAACGTATCCAACATGACTCAACTGTTCCTGCGAATAACCGCACGCCATAAATATGCGCACAGTAAACTTACCCACCACATACACCTTACTACCATCCCATACTGCATGGAAAGTATCTGCAACAGCCCTTGCAAACACAGTATCCCGGGCATGATATATAGGGTCCAAATTAGTGATAGCCCTAGGTTTTAACGTCGAAACCCCATTGATCTCCTTCAATGGCAATGTTTCATTCCACTTTAGATTAATGGTTTTCTTGAGCTTGACGGCATATCCAGCCTCATCAACCTTACGTGAACGTTCAATACGCAGTCCACGTTTTCCCATTAACCTACAAGCTTCCTGAAAGGTGACTAAATTCTCAATAAGAGGATAAAACCCTAGAGTATCTCTACAGTATTCAGTGAGCTCTCGCCACAGCGTAAAACGCGTGAGAGGTTCAGGATGTCCCAAGTGTGTGTTCTTATGAATCCTGTGTGTGATAGCCGCCAATAGATTACGTGGGACATTAGCAGGAGCACGCATCAACCGATGTGTTATCAGTATCCCATGGATACTAACAGGAATGTCTTCAACAGGCAAACGCCTGAAAGCTTCCTCCACTGTGCAAACCTGCCCATCAACCTTGACCTCCAACTCACCTACAAACGTAGAGGGAGGTCCACTAATCAACGTAACATCTGGCCTCAAGGTAATTCCTTCGGGTATGAATTCAACCAAAGAGCCCGGCTCTAAACCATCAACACACTCACCTTCATAATATTTCTTAAAGTGATCATAAGAACGATGTGAGACAAACTGATGTGCTACCCATTTATTCCATGACAAGTGAAATAAAACAGACAACACAAGTCCAGCCCCGCCAAACTTCTTCTGCAAAGCATGACAAGTGCCATGCATGCCCAAAGTAAGCAGAGTAGGCACCAACGCATACTCCCGGATGTGTGCAACAGCTTCACCAATAGACAAAGCAGCCATAATCTTAGGTGCCTCAAATCTGATCACCTCCTCACAGATCACCGAAGCTATCCTATTCGGACCCAACACCGAACCCAAAGGAATGTTACCAACAACAACCTTCAGGCTTTTCAGTAAGATATGGCGTTTTTTCCACACAACCAGTCCAACCACAGCAGCTAATGACAAAGCCAGCCGTGATGCATTACCGTCTTGGACTAACGACGGTGCACGATGAGATATTAAGCTGAGTTCATGAGGAAGGAACCAGCGACGCAAGAATCCATACGTCTCAGCTTTCCTTTGTCTCGTCCCAAATAAAGAAAGATACACCGTGCCCTCGACCAATTCAGAAAATTTGGCCGGAAGGCGCTGTGACACTTCACGCATATTTGGAATTTCTAACAATTTTGTCCTCACGTTGTGAGTGGCAGCATCCCAAACGACTCCAGACGCCACTTTTTGACCATAATAGTCACAAGCAGCTGCCACGGCTTCACAAGCCATGACACGTGTAGTCATGAATGGAATTTTAACCCTACCCCACAAAAATGTGCGATCAATGTTAACATAAGTAACGAGAGGCTGTAATTCACGCACCGGCCCTATAACAATGGCTCCTGGTGCAGTCAAAGCAACTCTCCAAACTCCAAAGGGTCCATAATGCTCAAGATAAGTAATATCAAGGCCATCATACACACGTTGACGTAACCACTTGATTTCTGGATGCGCTCCATAATAATTACTATCCGCGTCTGGAGAGAAGTAAACCAAATCATTCTCCTTATACCAAACAGCTTCACCATCAGACCCTAGCACTCCATCAAAAACATGCGCAATGATATACACCCAACCGGTCTTGGAACGACGAATCAGCATTTTCACAGTATTAGCATCCATAGCTTGCTTATAACTATTACCACACTGATATACATCTGTCATAACCACCACATCGAACGTACCATCCGGCAAAGGAACGCGCCCTTCACGTCCTCTCCCAGCATCACCTTGCACTGCAATATCTGGAGCATTGTAAACCTTAAACTCACAATTTTTCACCCTAGCCGCCCTCTCATATACCTTTGATCGGTTTGAACCAAACCAGTCGAGCATAGAACCACTATAATTCAGACCTCTTTCATCTGAATACTCACGAGTCAACACAGAATTCAAAGCGACTTCGCGGCACAGATGTGACCATCCATGTGCCCGAAGTCCCATGCGCTTAGGAATAACATCCCATCCTTGTGCTGTTGCCCGCTGCATTAAAAGCTGGTCCTGCTCTGGAATAAAAATCTGGTAGTTGAAAAACACATCACGCAACGTAGACATCCCAGAACGATCTTCTGTTTTGACATATTTTTCCCACACATGCTTTGGAGCATCCCGATCAGGTAAAGGCGGTGGATTCTTTTTAACAGGAATCTTGACTGTCGCGACCCCACGCGCTTGGCTCTTCGTCTTCTCGACTTGGGGGGCCTTGCCCTTAAGATTAGCCCGTGCTTTCAAGATCACACGAGATTTCTTCTCCTGGTTTTTACAAACCGTCGCAGAGACCGTCTCTTCAATAGCCTTAGCCCCCAGCATTTCAGGATGACCCTTGGGTAACGCTGTAATAGGCATAGGTTCCATTGACCCGAAGGTAAAAGGGACAGTAGGTATAAGGGGAATGGCGCCTATGCCACTCTCTTCAAAAGCGGAGGCCTGACCTCCCTGTGTCTGCAGATCAGTTAGATCTGCCACAGTTTCTTGACTTTCTTCACTTTGTT